CAGAGCTTGGTGAGGATAAGTTGGACCATAATATCCAGCGTTTGGGATTCTGGCCAACATACAATCAGAAATCTGCTATTTCTGAAACGGAGTGGAATGAGCTCAAGGTGGATGATGTCCCAGAATTATCTGGCAAGTTGTCTGTTGGTATTAAGTACGGTCAAGATGGAACGAACGTGGCATTGAGTATTGCTACAAGGACTAAAGATGGTCGTTACTTTATCGAAACAGTCGATTGTCAATCTGTTCGTAATGGGAATGAGTGGATGGTTGCTTTCTTGCGTCAAGCTGACGTGGCTCAAATTGTCATTGATGGCGCAAGTGGTCAAAAGATCCTGGACGAAGAGTTGAAGGACTACAGAATCAAGAATGTGATTCTGCCGACGGTGAAGGAAATCATCGTGGCCAACGCTCTTTGGGAACAGGGTATTTATCAGAAAACCATCTGCCACGCTGGCCAACCATCATTGTCTAAAGTAGCCACTAACTGCGACAAGCGGAATATTGGCTCAAATGGTGGTTTTGGTTATCGATCGCACTTTGACGATATGGATATTTCTTTGATGGATAGCGCTTTGCTTGCGCATTGGGCTTGTGCTACGACCAAGCCTAAGAAAAAGCAAAAAATCAGTTATTAAAATAAGCGGTCTTGTGACTGCTTTTTTTGATGCCAAAAATTACCGAACTGCCGGGCAAGCAGGAGAAAGGAGACATGAGAATGTCAGAATTTAAACCAATCACTACACAAGAAGAATTTGATAATGCTATTAAGGGGCGCTTATCTCGAGAGAAAGAGAAGTATGGCGACTATGACCAGCTCAAGTCTCGTGTTGCAGAATTGGAAGAAGAAAATGGTGGCTTGAAGTCAACAATTGAAGCTAATCGTCAAAGTAAGGCGGATGATGACAAGAAACTTGAAGAGTTGCAGAATCAAATCTCTGGTTATGAGATGGCTAGTCTGCGAACTCGGATTGCGTTGCAATATGGATTGCCTTTCGACCTTGCAGATCGTTTGCAGGGAACTGATGAAGAAAGCTTCAAAGTAGATGCAGAGCGCTTGGCTGGGTTTATGAAACCAGTGAGCAAAGTAGCACCAGTAAAATCAACTGAACCGATCGTTCCTAAAGAGGACGACGACAGAGCTATGTATAGAAACTTAGTTCAAAATTTAAGTATTGAAGATTAAAAGGAGAAAAATATGTCAGAAGCACAACTATCAAAAGGAAAATTGTTTGATCCACAACTCGTTTCAGAAGTCATCAGTAAAGTAAAAGGTCATTCATCAATCGCTAAGCTATCACCTAAAAAGCCTATTCCGTTTAATGGGTTGAAAGAATTCATTTTCGATTTCGACTCAGATATCGATATTGTAGCAGAAAATGGTAAGAAAACACACGGTGGCGTTACCATTGAACCTGTAACAATAGTTCCAATCAAAGTTGAGTACGGTTCTCGTGTATCCGATGAATATCTCTATGCTTCAGAAGAAGCTAAAATTGACATGATGCAAGATTATGTTGAAGGCTTTGCGAAAAAATTAGCTCGTGGTCTTGATATCATGAGTATTCACGGTATTAATCCGCGTACAAAACAAGAATCCGCAATTATCGGAGACAACTGTTTTAACAAGAAAGTTACTCAATCAGTTACATTTACAGCATCAAATCCAGATGAAAATATGGAGGATGCCATTGGATTGATTGATGGTTCAGAACGTGATGTTACAGGTGCAATCCTAGACCCTACTTTCACGACCGCTCTTTCTAAAATGAAAAATGCTACAGGTGGAAAGCTTTATCCAGAATTGGCGTGGGGAAGTGTTCCTGATACAATCAATGGCTTGTCTGTAGATAAAAACCGCACCGTATCACACTCGCAAACAGATCCTAAGAATACCGCAATCGTTGGAGACTTCGAAGCGATGTTCAAATGGGGCTATGCGAAAGAAGTTCCAATGGAAATCATCCAGTACGGAGATCCTGACAATAGTGGTCGCGACCTTAAAGGGTATAACCAGATTTATATCCGTTGTGAAGCGTATATTGGCTGGGGAATCATGGATGCTGCTAGTTTCGCTCGTATCGTGAAAACGGGAGGTTAATCATGGCTGAGTATGTAAACCAAAAGACAGGAGCAACAATCAACACTAATACAGAAATTTCTGGGGGTGATTGGGTTCCAATTGCAGCGTACAAACCTTTTGACTCATTGACTAACGCAGCGTTGAAAGAAATCCTTGATGAAAAAGGGATTACTTATGATAACCGCGCCACAAAAAATGAATTGATTTCGCTGATTGAACAAGCGGGCACTGAAGTCCAGTAATCGCTTGACTGGAGGTAGAAATGGAAAACTTTGCAACAGTAGACGATCTTAAAAAATTGTGGCGGACGTTAAAATTCGATGAGGAAAAACGAGCTGAAGCACTGTTGGAAGTTGTTTCTCATTCTCTTCGCGTTGAAGCTAAAAAAGTTGGCAAAGATTTAGATGGATTGGTTGCTACTGATCCATCTTTTGCTATGGTGGTTAAATCCGTAACAGTGGATGTAGTTGCTCGCACTTTGATGACATCAACTGATCAGGAACCAATGACTCAAATGGCTGAGTCTGCTTTAGGATATTCCTTCAGCGGATCTTATCTTGTCCCTGGTGGAGGTCTCTTTATCAAGGACTCGGAATTAAAACGTCTCGGTCTCAAGAAACAAAGATATGGGGTGATTGATATCTATGGGACGGATTAAAGGAATTACTGTAACTTTGATTGGAAAAACCAAGAATGGTAGAGATGACTTTGGGCATCCAATCTATGAGAATACTGAAATTGAAGTAGATAATGTCCTGGTTGTTCCAGCTTCAACAGAAGATGTCACAAATCAACTGAATCTTACTGGGAAAAAGGCAGCTTATACACTGGGTATCCCAAAAGGCGATAAGAACGAGTGGAAAGACCGAGAGGTTCGTTTTTTCGGTCACAAATGGCGCACGATTGGCATCCCTTTAGAAGGTATTGAAGAAATGATGCCTTTGGACTGGAATAAGAAAGTGATGGTTGAAGCGTATGAGTAATTTCAAAGTCAAGATTATCGGTGCGGGTGTAGGAGCTCTTTTGAAATCAAAAGAGATTCAGGATATTCTGAACAAAGAAGCAACAGTCATTAAAAAAAGATGTGGCACTGGTTATGAACAAGATAGCCACGTTGGTAAGACAAGAGCCAATGCTATGATTTATCCAGCTACGCAAAAAGCGAAGAGGGATAATTTGAAAAATAACACTTTGTTGAAGGCGGTGCATTAGATGATTGAAATTATTATCAAGAAATATCTTGACGGTCATTTAGATGTACCGTCATTTTTTGAACATGAAGCTGAAGCTCCCGATAGCTTTGTCATTATTCAAAAGACAGGTGGGAAGGAGCGAAATCATTCTGGTAGTGCGACCTTTGCTTTTCAAAGTTATGGCCCAACTATGCAGAAGGCTGCAGAGCTTAATGTGAAAGTGAAAAGTGCTGTGAAAGGATTGATTGAGTTAGATTCAATCTGTGGTGTCCACCTGAACAGTGATTACAATTTTACGGACACTGAAACAAAACAATATCGATATCAAGCCGTATTTGATATTAATTATTTTTAAAAAGGAGAAATTAAATGGCTACAGAAGCAAATGTAACGACTGCAAAACCTAAAATCGGAGGTGCGGTTTATTCTGCACCTCTTGGAACAACACTGCCAACTGATGCAACTACAAAATTAGATGATGCGTTTAAAGCACTAGGTTATATTTCAGAAGATGGTATGACTAATAGCAACTCCCCTGAGTCAGAAAATATTAAGGCATGGGGTGGTGTCGTTGTAAGTTCAGTTCAAAAGGAAAAGACAGACACATTCAAATATATGCTGATTGAAGCATTGAATGTGGAAGTTTTGAAGGAAGTTTATGGATCAGATAATGTATCTGGGGACTTGTCATCAGGAATTACCATTAAGGCAAATTCAAAAGAATTGCCACCTCATTGTCTTGTAATCGAAACAGTTCTAAAAGGTGGTGTACTTAAACGTATTGTTATCCCTTCAGGAAAAGTAACTGCCATCGATGAAATCACATATAATGATGGAAGTGTTCTCGGATACGGTACAACAGTAACTGCCTTCCCTAACGCTACTGATGACACGCATTATGAATACATCAAAGGAGCTTAACTATGTCAAAACAAAATCGCAAAAAGAAAAATAAAGAAGCTGCCCCACAGATTAAAACAATCCGTGGGGTGACTTCGACTGGATTTGCTTTTGAAATCACAAAAGAGCGCTTGGAAAACTATGAGTTGCTTGAAGCAATCGCTGAAGTAGATACAAATCCTGCAGTTTTACCAAAAGTTGTCAAACTTATGCTTGGTAACAAGTCGGAAGATTTGAAAAATCATGTACGGACTGCTGATGGAATTGTTCCTTTGGATAAAATGGGTTCAGAAATTAGTGAGATTTTCACAAGTCAGGACCAATTAAAAAAATAGCGCTCCTTGCTAGAATGATTCAAATAGACGAAGATTCTCTTATTTGTGATTTAGCTGAAACCTATGGAATTTTTGACTACAGACAGCTACCTGCTAGCCAGGTGGCTGTCTTTGCTTTTGGTTTAAAGGATGATTCTCGGATCAAACTAGCAATGACCAATAGCAAAGTTCCTTTTGAAACCTTTTTGCTTGCGGGTGTGCTTGATAGGCTTTCTGCTCTTGTTTGGTTTAAAACAACAGACGGCCAGAAAGGAATCAATAAACCTGTTATGGTTGCGCAGGAACTGACAGGTAAAACTAAAGCTAAAGAAAGCAAGGAGATGATCTTTGATTCTGGTAAGGACTTTGAAGAATATCGTCAGCAAATTCTAGAAAAGATTGGAGGTGAGGATTAGTGGCGACAGAAATAGCACAGGCTTATGTGCAATTGATACCATCAGCCAGAGGTATAACTGGTAAAATTCAATCAATCCTCAATCCTGAAGCGAGTGCAGCAGGACAAAGTGCTGGACAGTCATTAGGTTCTAGCATGATGGCAACAATAAAAAAAGTTATTGTTGCAGCAGGGATTGGTAAAGCATTTAAGGCTACTTTAGATGAGGGAGCTGCGCTTCAGCAATCTCTAGGAGGTATCGAAACTCTTTTCAAAGATTCTGCTGACAAGGTCAAGGGATACGCTAATGAAGCCTACAAAACAACAGGATTGTCAGCCAATGCTTACATGGAGAACGTGACAGGCTTCTCAGCTAGTCTCTTGCAGTCTTTGGGTGGTGATACAAACAAAGCTGCTGAAACAGCTAACATGGCCATGATTGATATGTCAGATAATGCTAATAAGATGGGGACATCGATGGAGAGCATTCAGATGGCTTATCAAGGGTTTGCGAAGCAAAACTACACCATGTTGGACAACCTGAAGCTTGGTTACGGTGGTACCAAGCAGGAAATGGAGCGCCTTTTGAATGACGCTCAGAAGTTGACTGGTGTCAAGTACGACATTAACAACCTTTCAGATGTTTATAATGCTATCCATGCTATCCAAGAAAATCTCGACATCACTGGTACAACTGCCAAAGAGGCGGCATCCACTTTCAGTGGATCTTTTGAATCCATGAAAGCAGCTGCTCAGAACGTCCTTGGAAAGCTAGCGTTGGGGGAGAATATCCTGCCTTCTCTACATGCTTTGCTTAAAACAACATCGACCTTTCTCTTTGATAATTTTTTGCCAATGATTGGCAATGTTTTTTCAGGCCTTGGATTGGTTCTGACTGAAGGGATTAGTCAGATTGCTTCTCAGCTTTTTGGGGATGCTTTTGGGAGTGCAGTTTTTGATCAACTGGCTCGTGTAACAGGGATCTTTGAGACCTTCTTTGACATGATCTTTGGGTCATTAAGCAAGCAAGATAACATTGATATTCTGAATACGCTTGGTTTTAGTGAGGAAGCTGCAACGCAAATTGTCAATATTGCAGATAATATCCGAGTTACTTTTGAAAACATTGGAGTTGTTGCTGGTAATGTTGCAAGCATTATTGTTGATTTCATCGGAGATCTTTTAGGGATCAAAGATGGAGAGCAGGGAGTGAATCTGCTAGGCATTGCCTTTGAAAGTATCACAAGTTTTATCAGAGATGCCTCTGAAAGTCTTAGTAAATTTACATCTTGGTTAAAAGATTCACCTCTTGCATTAGATGCCTTAAAATCTGCTGTTGTTGGCATTACGAGTGCATGGGTAGGATATAAAGCTGTCTTAGCGGTAATAAAAGGAATTGAAACAATCAGGAATGCAACTCTAGCTATCACAAATGGTTTAATGTTAGCTCAATTCGTTAGAACAGGAGCTTTAACTGCTGCTGAAGCTGCTAATGCAGCTGCAACAATGGGAGCAAGTGGTGCATTTGGTATTTTTAATGCAGTGTTATCTGCTAATCCGATTGGTTTAATTGTAACTGCAGTTGCTGCATTGACTGCTGCTCTGGTATGGTTTTTCACACAAACAGAAACTGGACAGCAAATTTGGTCCTCTTTTGTGGAATGGATTAAACAAGCTTGGATTGGGATTGCTGACTTCTTTGTAAATCTCTGGTCTAGCATCTCTGAAGGTGCTATCATCTTATGGGAAGCAGTCGTTACAGCTTGGACTGCTTATATCGAATCCTTGAAAGCGATGTGGAATGCTGTTGTAACATTCTTTTCTGACTTATGGGTAAGTATTCAAGAGACTGCATCTATGGCATGGACAGCAATCACAACGGTAGTGATGGCTATTATTCAACCGTTCATAGATGGATTTATGAATATTTGGACCAATATTTCAGATGGGCTTACCCAAATTTGGGAAGGAATTAAACTGATCTTTGAAGGCGCTTGGGAATTTATCAAATCGATTTTCTTGGGTGCTATTTTAATCATCATTGACCTTGTGACAGGAAACTTTGATCAATTAGGCGTAGATCTTTCTCTGATTTGGGAAGGAATCAAAAATGGAATCTCTATGATTTGGGAGGGGATTAAAACATACTTCTCTGGAGTCGTGGACGTCATCGTAGGTTATGCTACGGGAGTTTTTGAGAACTTCTCTAATGTTCTGAGTACAATTTGGGAATTTATCAAAACCGCTGCGTCTATGGCCTGGGAATGGATAAAATCTACAGTATCGAATCTTATTACTGGATTGATTCAAGGTGCTCAAAACTTATGGAATAACTTTGTAAGTTTCTTATCCAGTCTCTGGGAAAACATCAAATCAACAGCGAGCGCAGCTTGGGCAGGACTAAAATCACTTGTACTTGGTTTCATCAATGGGCTTGTTAGCGGTGCTCAGACTGCATGGAATAGCATGAAGCAAGCTGTAAGTAGTCTAGTATCAAATGTAACAAGTATTTTTAACGGGATTAAAAATATCAATCTTTGGTCTGCTGGTAAAGCAATCTTAGATGGGTTCTTAGGTGGTTTAAAATCTGCTTGGGAAGGAGTTACTAATTTTGTTGGTGGAATTGCAAATTGGATTCGAGACCATAAAGGTCCTATTGAATATGACCGTAAGTTATTGATCCCTGCAGGTAATGCAATCATGCAAGGTTTAGACCAAGGACTCCAAGAAAGATTTAAAGGTGTTAAGGAAACAGTAGGTGGTATGGCTGGAGAAATCTCTGATGTATTTTCAGGGGATAACCTGGATCTGAACTCAACTGCCTCTGTCACCAAAAATCTTGAGGCTCGTTTGGCCATGCCTTCAGCTCAGCTTGAAGTACAAGAGAGTAAAACAGTGTCTGAGATAGCGATTCTGAGAGCAAGTATGGAGAAAATCCTTACTGCGATATTTGAAAAATCGTCAGATATCTACCTAGACAATGACATTATTTCGATGAAAACGTATGAACAACACGGTGCAATATATGCAAGGGAGGGAATTTAATGAATTATATGATCATCAATGGTTTTAATACATCAATCCTTCCTGGTTGTGTTGTGACAGATTTTGGAAAGATTGAAGCTGCAAGCCCTAAAGGTAAAAAAACTGAACTGTTCGGAGTTAATGGCAGTTATCGTGTATTAGAAGGTTCTTTCGCTAGCTACGAAAGAACCTTCATTTTGCACGTTAAAAAAATGGTTGAAATTTCAAATATTCTTGATAAATTTCAATCGAATGATAATATTTTAGAATTTAGCTATCAGCTTGGTTCGTTGGTCTATGCTAATTTCATAACTGCTAGTTTTGAACCTTTTGGGAATCATGCTTGGAAGTTAGAAATTAAGTTAGACATGCAACCATTCAGATATCCGAAGAATATCGCACCAGTCGTATTAACAAGCGCTGGAACGATTGATAATATCGGTACGGTTTATTCAGAGCCTATCATTGAGATTGAAGGCAATGGAGATGTATCACTGACTATTGGCAGAAAAACCATGCATTTGTCAATTATTGGTAAAGCTACGATTGACTGCAGACAAGGAAAACAGAACCTCTTCAATGCCAACGGTGCAGTTCAGAACACTCTTAGAAAGCGTGGTGGGTTCTTTGAAATCCCTGTTGGTCGTAACGGTGTGACATTTACAGGAAATGTACGTAAGGTGACTATTCGTCCTAATTGGAGGTATCTAGTATGATTTATTTAACAGAAGGGAATATCCCTCTTAATGCAGCATACGATGATAACATCACACAAGAAGCGAATAGTACCTATCAATTAACATTTAAATTTCCTACTAACAATATTTTATGGCAACGGTTGAGAGAAGAAACATTCTTGACTGCTGATGATTTACACGGTGAGCAAGACTTTGTTATTTTTGAAGTTGAGAAACAACATGGGTATATTCAAGTCTATGCAAACCAGGTCATGACAATGTTAAATCACTACGTTGTCAATCCAATGTCTTTGGATAGAGCGACTGGCTCAACTGCTTTGAGTCAATTTGCTGGGAGCATCACTAGAGAAAATCCATTTTCTTTTTTCTCTGATATTGATGAGAGACATACTTTTAATATCGATAGCAAGAACGCTATGGAAGCTTTGACCAAGGATAAGCATTCTATTGTAGGTTTGTGGGGCGGTGATTTAGTCAGACATGGTTACCAAGTACGATTGTTGAAAAATGGCGGTTCAGAAAATGAATCGCTTTTCATGTATAAGAAAAACCTATCTAGCTATGAACATAAAACATCTACTAAGTCTTTAAGAACTCGCATCACCTTCATCACAACTATACGTGGTGAGGGAGAAAATCCAGTCGATAAACACTATAAAGTGGTTGTTGATAGTCCACTGATTAACAAATACAGTCAGATTTATGAAGATGTTGTAGAAGTAAATGACCAGGATGTTAAAGATGAAGCAAGCCTTAGAGAATATGGCAAGCAGTATTTCAGAACAACCTTGTGCGATATGCTCGAAGATAGCATTGAAATTGATGTTATCGGTCAGAGTGATGTTCCTGTTCAGATGTTTGATGTTGTAGGTGTCTACCACGAATACTACGATTTAGACGTGAGAAAGAAAATTACTAAGTACACCTACTCCCCAATGGCTAAGAAATTAAAATCTATTGGTTTCGGTCAGTTTCAATCAGGTCTTGCAAGTGCAATCGGTAATGTAGTAAGCGATGCAATCAAGGAAGAGACACACATTTTTGAAACACGATTAAACAAAGAAATCGAGAACGCTGATTTAGCATTCGATAGAAAAGTCAAGGATATCAAAGATGAATTCACAGACGGCATCGAACAAGCCAAAGCCAAAGCAGAAGAAAACAAGCGTGCTCTATCCGATGAAATCGACAATCGTTTTTCAGATTTCGATAGCAGCATGAACGAGAAACTTGAAGACCAACGAACAAAAATCGAAGAGATTCGTGCGATTGGTTCAACAGTTACTCAAACCGCTGAAGAAGCTTTGGAAGAAGCTAGAAACGCTCTTGAGTCTGCTAATACTTCTAAAGATTTGTCCAATTCAAACTTTGCCAAAATCGATCAGATTACTGACAGAATCAAAACGCTTGTGACTAAACAAGAAGTTGACCCTCTGACAGACAGGTTAAGAATTGCTGAAAGCAGAATCGAAGTTCAAGCTGGCCAGATTATTGAGAAATTGTCTCGTACCGATTTTGACAGATTGGTCAATGACAAAGGTTTTCAAAATGCTACTCAAGTCCAGAATATTGTCAAGAATTCTGTCGACGGATTCCAAAGAACCATCTCACGTATTGAAACCAAACTGAGAGATATTATTAGAAATGATAACCTCTTGCAAAATTCGTCCATCATTCCAGCGGGGGACTCCTTGAACGGAACTTGGGGATTGTATCTGTCAGGTGGTAACGGTCGGACAGATGTTATCGAATTAAGAGATGCACCGCATACCGCTATCAAGAAGGCTATTCGTATTGTAGGAAACACGAACGGTGGAAATAAAGATATCGGTCAAAAAGTTAATTTGGTTGTTGGCGAAAAATACACAATGTCGTGCTGGGCGAGAGTATCTAGCAATAGTACGAGTCAGAATGTCAATTTGTTGATGCGTGCATGGACTACAAATGATAATAATCGTAGATTATTCAAATCTATCTCGAACAAAGATTGGGTTAGATATCAATTCACATTCACAGCAGATACAGTATCTAACTCAATACAATTCGGTCAGAGCGGAAGTGGTAGCATTGAAATCTGCGGTATGAAACTTGAGCATTCTGACCGCATGACAGACTACGATGTTAACTCTTCTGAAATTGTGAGTGTTGTAGAGTTTAACGATGTACGAGATACCGTATCATCACACACTCAAACCTTGCAACGACAAGACCAAGCGATTTCACAAGTTATTCAGACCGCTGACGGTCTAGTTAGTCGTGTATCTAATTTCTTGGATGACTTTAACCTGGTATATGATCCAACGAACTTCAGCAAGTGGGCCAAGAAACAAGCAGAAGCAAATGTTATCGAAGTTCAAGCCGGAACTAGGTTGCTACGAATTACCACTACTGGTAAAAACCAAGCAGTCTATCACGGTTTCGCATTACCACTTAATACATCTACATTTACGAAGGGCGAAAAGCTCAGCTATCGCATGGAAGTATGGGTGGATGTGTTACCAGATGCCCCTCTAGGAATTGAGCTATGGGCATCCGATGGAGGACTTGCATCTGACAGGGTAACACTCACAAAAACTGGAACGCAAATCATCACAGGTACGATGACCGTCCAAAAATCATCGACTAAAGGAAGAGAATTCCCTCTTGAAATTTGGTTAATGAAGAACGGACAAGTTGCTATTGGACAAGTCTCTTTAATCCGTGGCGACAAACCGCCTAAAAAATTCAGTGACAACACATCCACACAGGATGTTGTCACACAAACTCAGGTATCACAATTAAACGATTCGTACGCTATCCAAACCCTTACAGGTCCTGGTGCGGTATCTTCACAAATCAATCTGAATAGCAATAACATTCTGATTGAAGCTGCTAAAATCCGTCTAAAAGGTAGAACGCTTCTAGATGAAATCACAGCGATAGACGGGTATTTCAAACGTTTATTTGTCGGTGATGCTAGAATAGGAACTTTGAACACTGATATCATTCGCTCGAACTCGATTGCAGCAGACAAATTGATATTTGACACAGCTCTAGCGAAGAAGCTCGTAGCTAGTGATGTATTCACAGATACGCTTGCTGCTAAAACTGCCTTTATCAACAAGTTGAGGTCAGTAGTAGTCTCAGCTACTTTACTTGAAGGTTACAAGGGTAAGATTGGTGGCTTTCAGATTGGTACGCACGAAAAAGATCCAAGCACTTATTGGCTAACTGGTCAAAATCAATTTAAGGTTGGTATGGGAAGTGGTAATGGACGATGGGGCCAAACAGCTCTTTGGGTTAACTGGGGAAATGATTGGGGGAAACCTGGTGATACAGCATGGTTTGTCAAAAACAACGGAGAGATGTATTGCTACAATCAAGCTCATTTTTGGAATACACCTATTATTCACGGGAACTTGAAAGTCAGTGGAAATATTTATTATATAACGGACGATAACACGAAAGAAGGTGGCTATTGGATTCACTCGCCATCATTTAAACGCATTCAAGAAAGCTCAGGATATATCTACCTGTACCGTTTTGACAATTCGTATTCATGGATCCCCGTTAATAAAGAAATCTCTGACAGACGATATAAACATAACATTGAAGATAGTAAGGTGTCTGCTCTGGAAGTTATCAACCGTCTGAAAACTTACTCTTATCGTAAGGAATACGACGGAAAAATCGAGGATATTTCATGTGGTATCATGGCTCAAGATGTCCAAAAATATGCCCCTGAAGCATTTTTCGAAAATCCTGACGGTGCATACTCATATAACACATTCGCACTTGTACCTTACTTAATCAAGGCTATTCAAGAATTGAACCAAAAAATAGAAAGATTGGAAACAACAACATGAACGAACAAGATAAGCAAATTAGTAGTCTGACGATTAAATCATTGAGTGAAAAAGTCAGCAATGAAGCTACTCAGTCAGCTACGCTAGAAGCTCTATACACAGTTACAGCAATGGAATTGGAGCAGATGAAACGAATCATTGAATCAGATGAAGAATTGAAAGCAAAATTTGAAGAAGTGAAAGGAAGTAACTAATGTCAGTAAATAACTACAATCTAGCATCAAAACCATATACTCGTGGTCTTGGAGAAAGCACAGTCACAGTTGTAGAAATTCGATTATCAGAAGGTAACCGTTACAGCACCAACATGCGTGAGCTGGCAGGTGATCGCACACAAGAAAAAGAAGATGTACTTATTCAAGCAGTTTTGGATATCATTAAGGCTGAATTGGATCCAGGAAGTGCAATCGTTAAAACTCAACAAGACTTGGTTGTTGCTAAGAATAAACAAGATGAGTTGCAAAAACTTATCAAAGCTCAACAAGAAGCAAACACAATCACTCAGCGCATGATTAAAGTCATGGTTGTCAATTCGGTTATGAGTGAAAATATCACTTATGGCACTGTCTATAAAGACCTTGTGAGTCTATTGCCATCAATGAAAGTAGGAGAAACATACTTTGAAGATGACTTGGTAACAATCACAGACCCTGAATACGTTGAAAAAAATGGTGAAGGTAAAGACGTTATCGTTCAAATCAACCGTGAATTTGAATATACTGGCCAATCTATCAAAGACCTTGAAGGTGACTTGTCGCGAAATGGAGTACTCGCAGTATGGCGCTGGATTGCTCCAAAAGCTGACAGTATCTAAGGAGAGGTTATGACATGGGTTGATATAATTGAGAAAATAATAAATGCCTTGACAAATCCTACAACAATTGGGGCAATTGTCGCTGGTTGGTTTGGGGTTCGGACGATAAAGGCTGGGAATCTGAACAAGGAACAGTTTCATGAGCTCAAAGACGAGCTAGGCACTATCCAGTCATCAGTCAATGATATCAGAGTAGTTGGAGAGGACAACAACAGAAAAATAAGTGAGGTTAACGATAAGCTAGTAGTCCATGATGAGGCTCATCTAGTCACAATGTATCTGAGACTTGAGAGAGACATGACTACTGCTATCAATCGTGGACACACTACAGTCCATGAGTCGGACATTGTGCACAAAATGCACAGTAGCTACAAGAAATTAGGAGGCAACGGATACATCGATAGCCTCTACAATAAATATGTAAATTTAGAAGTGAGGAATTAACATGAAAATTAACTGGTTAGTACGTTTTAAAAACAGAGCATTTGTCATTCGCCTTTTACTAGCTATTATCCTACCTATTTTGACCTACTTTGGGTTAAAATTTGAGGATTTGACTAGCTGGGCTGGGGTTTATGAATTGTTTTTGAAATTCTTAGGAAATCCCTACCTTATCGGGCTCTCAATCGTGAGCGCCCTAAATATCGTCCCTGACCCTACTACAGCAGGGTTGTCAGACAGCTCAAGAGCTCTAACTTATACAGAGCCTAGCGAAGATTAAACAGTGAGAGCCTAATAGGCTCTCTTTTTTATTAGAAAGGAAAATATAATGCCGATCAATATTGAAAATGCCATTGCTTGGATGAGAGCTAGAGAGGGCAAAGTGTCCTATAGTATGGAATACCGTGACGGATCAGACTCTTATGACTGCTCAAGCTCAGTTTACTACGCTTTGAGAAGTGCTGGCGCTTCATCTGCTGGCTGGGCAGTAAATACTGAGTATATGCACGACTGGCTCGTTAAAAACGGTTATGAGCTTATTGCTGAGAATACAGAGTGCGTTGCTCAGCGTGGAGATATTTTTATATGGGGTAGACGAGGTGCCAGCGCTGGTGCTGGTGGACATACAGGAATTTTTGTAGACTCAGACAACATTATCCACTGCAATTATCGCTATAACGGTATCACAGTCAACAGTCATGACTACATCTGGGATCTTGCTGGACAACCTTATTTTTATATCTACCGCTTGACCAATCCAGGTGCTCAACCTAAGGCACCTAAAAAAGGATGGCAAAAGTATGATAAATGGTACTGGTACGCTAGAGCTAATGGCTCTTATCCTAAGGCAGAATTTGAGTACATTGAGGAAAATAAATCATGGTTCTATTTTGATGAGTCAGGTTACATGTACTCTGACAAATGGCTACATCACACAGATGGTCACTGGTACCATTTTGACAAGGATGGCTACATGGCCACATCATGGAAGAAAATCAATGAAAAATGGTACTATTTCAACCGAGATGGTGCCATGCACACAGGATGGGTCAAGTGGTATGAGAAATGGTACTATCTTGACTCAGAAAATGGGGACATGAAATCTAACACCTTTGTCCCATACAATGGCGGATATTATCTCCTCTTGCCTGATGGCAGAATGGCAGATAAAGAGTCATTTACTGTAGAGCCTGATGGGCTCATTACTACTAAATAAAAAATACAGAAAGGCTTTCAAAATTTAATTACACTAAAACCGCAGGCATTTGCTTGCGGTTTTTTGTTTGCTCAAAATAGAAAAAACAGTGATGGTACTCACTGTTTTTCTTGTAGTGTATGAGCATAAGAAGTCATGCTGATAGCGTGTTTTAAACGCATGTTCATAATATCTGATACACCGTTTTTATACTTATCCACTGCCTGAATAGATACGCCACAGTTTTTGCTGATAGCATAGGCTGTGGCGTTGTCTAAAAGCCAGCGG